AGCTTCTAGTGTCTTAGGAAAATCTTCATTTAGAAGCTCTAGCTGTTCTGTTATTTGTTTATTTTCCAATGTGCTTTACATCTTCATTTGGTATTACTTGATAGTTTCCTTTGTTGTAAGGAATACTTACGGTATACTTTTTACTAATTTCTTGACGATATGAGGTATCTTCAATCTTGCGTGGCTCAAAGGGTTTGAAAGGAGTAGACTTCTGTGCCTGTCTTTCTTCCTCCCACCAAGTGCGTTTGAACTGTAGATCTTTCTTAGCAACCAAAGGAATAAAGGGTTTTGTCTTTTTCTTGTTGTATGATTTTTTCTTTCTACCAGAGTAGGTAAAGTTGAGGCTGCCTTGTACAATCATAAAGTTCTCCGCGTAAGTGAACATATATTATACAGGGTTCGACATAAAATGTCAAGACTTATTTTTTGAATAACTCTAAAACTTCTAAAAAAGTTATTTCGAGTCGAAGAACTCTGACGGACTGCATGTTTGTACGCTGTATAATATCGTACCGATGATGTCCGTCAATGAGTTTATAATCTTGGTCTACAACTAAAGGTCTGTAGGTATTTGTTGTTATCTTTGTATATCTTGATAAATACTTCTCGTCATCAAAAGGAAGTCTATCTACTTGCATTGGTCTAATACTACTTGGAGTAATTATTAGACTCTCATAGGGTATACCTTTTTCTTTTAGTACACTCTCCGTGAGTTGAGGCAAATCCCTTCTAGATATCATCTATATCCTCTCCAGTCTTATGCTCGCTCTGTTCTTTCTCAGTAGGAGTCATAGCAGACTCTGGACCAATCTTCATGGTTTCCCAGTTTACAGTAGACGTAAAGGAACGCATAGCGGCGGAGCGCATCTTAGTACAATTAAATGTAATAGCTGCATCTTCTTGATCGTATGTTTCAAGAGCATAAGCAGCATCTGCGGCATCTAATATACCTTTTGCAAAACGCGCTTCACCACTTGCGTCGGTTTGATATGGCGTAACAACAGTACATTCATACTCTTGTGCCATAGATTTGAGGGCTTTGCTCACCTCTATTTGTTCCGTCCAGTCATACTGTCCCATGCGGGAAGGTATAGCGGATCGTTTGACCTGATTGATATAGTCAACTAGAACTACCGCGACATTGAGTGCTTTCACTTTTTTGTCCATTTCTGCTTTGATCTTTGCGAGAGTCAATGCTGGATCATAAATAACATCAACCTGCTGAGTCGGGAGAAGCTCGCACGTTGTTGTAAGATTATGATGAAACTTTTCAAAGTCTCGGTGTTCTTTGTACTCTTTCAATTTGTCTTGACTATCCTTGAATCTGTTAGTCCACCAGCCGGCGACCAGTTCCCATTCGAGAACACTTAGATTTTTTGTACGCAACCGTGAGAAAGGTACTCCTGTTGCAATAGAACAAACTCTTTGAAGAATGGAGCGGCTATCCATCTCAATAGTGAAATACATAGCCGACCTTCCGCCCTCAAATACACTGTGAGCAATATTTGCACAAGTAAGCGATTTACCAGCCCCGCGACGACCCCCGATAAGAACTAAGTCTTTCGGAGAGAACTGAATCTCACGGTCATAGTCTGCATTAAGACCAAGAGCTAGATACTTACTAATCTCATCATCATCTTCAAATAAAGCTATGCGCTGCATACTTTCTTGAGGTTCTTGTAGATCGACCTTCTTTTCAACGTCGAGTACAATCTGATGTAGATGTGCAACTGACTCCTCTGCATCTTCAAAAGCTACAGAGTTGTCAATATACGTTTCCAGAGAATCTAAGATTTCTTTCTGCGTATACTCATTTTTGAGATACTGTAGAAGCATAAATGCATCAGCTTCTACGTCGATACTTTCGATTGCAAACAGTTTTTCTACTGTTGCAGGATCTCGTACCTCAAACTTTAAATCTTCAAAGGTAGGAAGCGTATGAAACTTATCACAATGTTTATCTATTACACTAAAGATAGTGTGATATTCATTGGGTAGATAATCTTTGCGAACAGAAGTCCAGGTCTCAAAGTCCTGCAGCGACAACACCTGCTTGATTAAAGCACTCGCAATATTCAACACTTCCCCCGAAGATAAAGTAGCCCCGAAGGGCCACTAAGTTTTTTAGCCTGCGGCTTTTTCTTTCTTTGCAGCACCATCGTAGTCTTCCGCAACAAGACCTCGACGAGTCAACATAGTTTTAACACCGCGTGCTGTTTTACCAATAGCCTCTGCAATTTCTTCAACAGTCATTCCAGAGATGTCACCTAGATCGGCTAAAGGATCTTCTTTAGCTGAACCTTTTGTGTGCTCCTGACGCGGAATTGCATCAATATCACCAGAACGTAGCAAGCTGAGAGCTTTACCGCGTACTGAGTTTACTGAGCGATCCAGTGCATCAGCAATCGCTTCAACGAAAGCACCATCATTTACCATTTCGATAAACGTAGTTTCTTCGTCTTCTGAGTACGTTCGTACTGCTTCTACTTTAGGAGCAGGCTTAACGTGACCCGTCAATTCCATAGAAAGAATCTTTCCTTGGATTGACTTAGCGGTAAATGCACCGCCTTCAAAGTTTTCAGCGATTTGAGCATAAGTATACTCACCGCTATTGTCTTGCACAAAAGTTGCAAGAGTTGCTTCTTGTGCTTCTGAGAAAGCACGAGAAGTAGAAGCAGAAGCTAGTTCTACCTCGTAACCCATTTTCCTCAATTTGCTAGAAATTGAGCGAGTTGAAGTCTCAAGCTGTGATGCAGCGTCTGCAACAGTTGCTTGAGAGATGGGTGATTCATCACCAACAAAATTGACAAGCTCATCTGTTCGCTCGTCTGTCCACTTAGGCAATGCCATTCGTTTCTCCTAAAAAGTCTAATAAGTTTTCGACTATTGTTACGCCAGATTCTCTGGCTTTGGTTGTTTTTTGGGACTCTACTCCACTCTCATTGACCAGTATCGTTACGTCTTTTGTGACACTACTTTTTACTGTGTAGCCATGCTGTTCTAACGCTTGAGTAGCCTGAGCCTTAGTTTTGAAACTCTTAAGTTTACCACTTATACATACAATTCCTACATTTGTCCGGATAACGGGCTTATCAAATGCAAAGCTGTGTGGCAGATTGAGAAGAGGGTATTCTTCATCAATCCAAGTCAGTAAGCTATCAGTAGCCACAGGACCAAGACCGGCTTCTGCACAACTATCTTCATTTATATCATGTATTGATTCACACACTGCAGATAGTTTCTCTGAGGCTGTCTTACCTATAAGGCGAATACTGAAAGCTGCTAGTAATATATTTAGCGGAGCTTTCTTCGAGTTTTCTATTTCTAAAAACAATTTCTGTCCGAGCTTTTGTGAGTCCAATCCTTGAACTAAGTCAAACTCTTCCATTGCATAAATGTCATTTATAGATTCCATACACAAAGATTCAATCGTAGCTGGACCTAGACCCTTGATCTTGAGGGTCTTGGCAAAGTGTTCAATCTTCTTTGATGATTGGTCTCCGCAAAGAGTATTACGGCAATACAAGAGAGGAAGCGATAGCTCAAGTTGATGCCCACAGCTTGGGCAAGCATCAGGTAAAGCAATCGTCTGCACAAAAGGTACTCCTTTGAAATTGAAAAGATATTATATATAAATTTAAGCTCTTTGTCAAGAACTATTTTTCATCAACACGTCGTAAAATTCGAGGTATAATTTCACCACTGCGAATCACCTCCACTTTACATCCGATTTCTAAATTGAGGGAGCGTATATAGTCTATGTTATGCAAAGTAGCTTTCTGAACTACAGCATCTCCAATAGTTACAGGCTCAAGTATTCCTACAGGGCTTACGACCCCGCTCTTCCCTACTTGCCATTTTACATCTATTAATGTTGTTATTACGCCCTCTTTCTTTTCTTTGAGCGCAAAAGCCCCGCGAGGATGATGAGCTGTGTATCCTTTTTCATAAAAGTCTTCATACTCATTTATTCTGTATACTTCACCGTCAGTTGGATAGATACCGTCTTGCACATGAAGTACAGTTGCAAACCCGGATATCAAAAGATATTCCATGGTTCCAGTCCATCGTTTCAGATGGGACGGTTGCATATCATAAGCAACAAAGTTTACGTTTCTAGATAGAAACTCTTCTGTATCTTTAAGATTCAGAGCACCTGCTGCATAGTTCCTTGCGTTAGGAATAGACTTGGGTGCAACAATCTCTCCAGTAATCTGGACTACATCCCTTGCGGGAACGCCCTCGATTCTAAGAGGTACAATATGTTGCATCTTTTTTGTAATGTCTTTTCCGTGTATACCATCCCCGCGAGTAAGAGCAAGCTGTAAATCTCCTTTTATATAAACAAGAGATACTGCTGCTCCATCTAGCTTAGGGCTGCCTACATATCCTTTATCGTTTTTACTGGCAGGACATTCTTCTACTGAGAAGAACTTCTGCAAAGAATACATACGCTGAATGTGAGGAATGCCATCAGTTATCTGATGACCTACATCATTGAATTTATAGACATCAGCAAGTACATCAAACTGTTCGTCTGATATAATTGGGTTACCGTCGTAGTATTTCTTGGCGGCGTGTTCTAAAAATTCGCGCATAGTTCCCTCACTTATTTCTATATATTATAGAGGATTTAAGGAGTAAAGTCAAGATTTATTTGTAGAGTTGGTCAAGAAAATCTTTAAAATGTTCTTCTAGTATTTCTTTACTTTCTGCTAAAGATAATATTTCTACTAATCCTGCAAAGAGTTCTCGTGAGTTATCGAAATCTAACTCCATTGCAATTCCTTCGGGCGAGGGAAGCCACTCCTCTGTAAATGCTAAATAGTATTTACGAAGATGTAGATATTCAATCCCGCGAAAAGTATTGACAGTTAGACGTACCTGTATTTCTTTGTCCTCATTGTAGTGTATTACTTTTTCATACATTGAGGGAGCTTCGTACAACTCCATCCTAGTTCTCGTTTTTAAGAACAGAAGATAGAGGTACTACACTCGTTACATTACTAGGCTTGAGTAGTCGATACGAGTCTGTATCCCAACAAAAGAGCAAAAGAGTCCGGTCAGACTCCTTTGCCCGATTTTTCTTTGTTTGGATATAGGGGGTACTAAAGTCAAGTGTACAAACATTATACTTTAGTTTTTTAGAGATTTCACTTCTATAGGTAATGATAGCATCGCCATAGTCAGTTACTAACTTTGCTAAATCCTCTTTTTTCAATGTTACTCCTTAGGTAGGTTAGCAAAAGTTTTTTTGCTGTCCTATCTCAAAGAAGTGAGAGATTAGCTGTTGATTGCCCCAATCACACCTGCAAAGTACTGTGCTGCTTTGCCAGTTAGTTTTTCAACTATATCGTTATCAATTTCTGCACCGACATCGGTAAGAACTGCAACAAGAGCTTCTTGTGCTGCTGCTTTAGATACTCGGCTACCGCCGCTACCACCACCTGAGCTGGTACCAGATCCACTCGCAGCCGGAGTCTTTTTTACATAGACGCCTGCTTTACTAAGAATCATTCGTACACCGTTAGGTGATTCGTCAAACTCATCGGCAATTTCTTTTACAATTTCCATTGAGTTTTCTGGAGTCGGCTCTTGCTGTTCGTATGCTGCAATAACCGCTGCTTTTTTGTCGTCGTCCCACGCCATTTTGCGTTTCCTTCTAGTTGTTGTACGAGCCCCTGGACAAGTGCCCAGAGCATTAAGTTGCTGAAAATAAAATCGGTCGCCCATAGGTTTCCTTAATTATGAAAACCTATTATAGTTCAAATTGACATTCTTGTCAAGAATTATTTTCATCTAACTGTCGATAATATTCTTGTGACTCCTCCCATGTACCAAATCTCCCTGCTGGATACATCCAGAACTTTGCTTGATATATAGGATGGTCTCTTTCTACTTCTCCGCACCAGTTACAGGGTGCTCCTTTTTCAATTCCCATTTGTGATCTCTCCACTTTACAATAATGCTCCCACATGCTATGCATATCCTTTGTCCTCGTTAGGTACTCCTACGAAAGTTTGTATACTACTTACTCTAATATCTTGCCAACAATTATTATCTACATCCCAAGCAACTAGAGTATCCGTAGCATTTGACTGTCTTTTTATACGCTTACCTTTTAAGGTAAAATGCCCTTCATGAGATTTGCCTTCTGAAGTAACACTATTAAATTTAATATATACTCTTTCACATAAGTAGAGTATTTCTATAATTGTACCAGTCTGTATACTCATAGTTTCGCTAAGTCGATTCCGTATTCTTCAAGATGTTTTAGTTTGCCCAGGTCATATGACAGTGAAAAAGCATAAAAGCCGCCCACATCTGGCATATCCCATAAATCCTCTGAAGAGGGCTTTTGACGTACATAAATACTGTAACAATGTGTGCCATACTTTTCTACATAGTTTACGGTTTGTATACCCGGCTTGCTATCTTGGTGTTCTTTTGATAATTTTTTATCAATTACAGCAGGAGCATGATGGTTGGCAGACCACACAACTTCTCCTTCTTCAAAATCCTCTGCTACACATTCTTCAGGTAAATAGTATTCTTGCTTACGTCCCTCTAGTTGAGTGGGTCTCTGCGGTACTCCAATCTTTTCCAGAATGCTTTTCACGAAGGAAGGAGAGCGATAAAGACCTTTTGAAATGTTACTTACATTCTCACCAGATAGATACTCTCTTACAATGTCCTGTATCTCATCAGGTCGTGCAGGTCTGCCGCGATTCTGTGAGACTCTACGAGCACGATACTCTTTCTGTTCGTGGAAGTCTACAAGTATTTTATCAAGTCTTGTAGTATTGTATGAGATGTTTAATATGCTGCATGCTTCCCGCTTCGTTATAGCTTTTGTCTCTGAGTTCGTCGGATTCAATAGACTGATCACGTGCTTGATGTTCTGTGACGTCAGATTCTCGTGGCTCTTCTTCTTTACTCTTGGCATCTTCTAATTCAATCTCCAACTTAAATAATAAACAACAAATGGCGTGTGCTAGGTGAGAGAGTCCAGACTCTGTATCCAAGGTTTCACTATCAATGTGTGCAAATATATGCCGCAAAGCACCACTACTATAGCGAGACTGTAGGTTATCCAGTTTTCTCCAATTTTCTTCATCATACTTCTGTGCTCCAAATGTTAATACTTTTGCTACCTCATTGATAGCTTTTGGAGGAAGTAAGTGCATCATTGGCTTTTCACCGTCGTACTTAATCCCCGTCATGTATATTCTTCAAAGTATTGTAATACTCTAAAGCCTCTTCTTCATCATGAAAAGTCTGCTCTCTTACAATAACTCCGCCGTCAAGATTAACTACTCTCCAGCGAGGTATGTCATCTGAAAAATGTACAGGCCATATTTCTACTTCTTTCTTTCTCATGCTAGGCACTCGCATATCAGGTGGGGCCCATACTGTCGGCAGTATTCTATCTGCTTGGGAGCAAAGTTTACATTCTCAGGACTATAGTAATCCCAATGACTTCTACCGCCAGGTATATTACAACCAGACAATAAACAAGCAATAGCTATAATAACTATTATTCCTCTCATCGTGTTATTCTCTCCTCGTAATCTGCTTCTTCTTCATTCCACCATACTGGTTTTTCTCGGAACTTCCAAGAAGCAAAGGTTGCTTTGTCTTTGTGATAAAATCTTCGATAGGCTTCTACTGCGTCGTCTCCTTTGAGTTCGTCTGGCATAGCTTGAGCAAATGGAGTGAGCCCAAGTCTTGGTAAGTGTACTGGCTCGGGTAGTTTGAGAGTGACATCATGCACTGATTTATGGCTTTTTCCGTATCGGTATCCGTACTCATCGTTGAGAGATATTGCATAGCAATGTAACCATTCATGGTTATCCAGACTGCTACGAGCCCAAATAGTACAAGGATGGTTGTGCATTGTCGGAAGGTAAGGGAAGTCCCTTGGTTCATTCTTTTTTGCCTCTCTCAGTACTGCAAGCTGCTCTTTACTGAGTTTCTCTGGAACATATCCAAAGTATTTATCAATCCACATATTCGTGCAGAGCATCTGTGCTGCCTCAAGCGGCATTTTGATAATGTGTTTATCAACGTGGGCTTCTGCACACCTATCTAAATCTTCATCTAGTATAAAAATATTCATAGAGCATATTATACTCGTTTAAGGTTAAAAAGTCAAGAAACATTTTCGAGTCGGGACATTAATCTTTCCGCTCGCTTGGTGACTTGCTTGTGCCAGCGCGAGTCACGACCCTC